GAGGCCGTGCGCTGGTATCTCGGCGCGCCGATCGACGCGAACACGCCGCGGCTGCTCATCGATCCTCGCTGCAAGTACCTCATCGGCGGTTTTGCGGCGCACTATAAGCTGACAAAGCAGGCCTCGATCGGCGGTACCGACAGGTTGGACGTGACCAAAAACGCCTATTCTCACCCGCATGACGCCCTGCAGTACATGTGCCTCGGTCATCGCGGCATGGCGCTGGTCCAGGATGATGCGGCGCGCCTCGGCCGGCCGGGCAACGTCGTCACCCTGGCGCAGAAGCGGGCGGCGCAGCAGCCGCGGGCTTCCCGATCGGATTTTGACGTATGGTCCGTCTGACCGCCATTTCTCCGGTTTCCTGGACTGACCTCCTTGAGTTTGCTGGCTCCTCCGGCGTGCATCGGAAAGCGTTCGTTGCCATGGCGAGCCGGGGCCAGGCGGTGCTCTTCGTCGACGGCGTTGATCCGGTCGCGCTTGCCTTCCTCGTGCCCGTCAACGGCAGCCAGGAATTCTGCCTTGGCCTGAAGCCTCACGCGCGCGTGCACATGCGAGAGCTGGTGAGGCTTGCCCATTTAACGCTCGACCGCCTCGCAGAGACTGGTCATGCGGTCCACGCCCATATTTTGCCCGGCAATCGCTCGGGCGAGCGCATGGCGCGGCTCGCCGGTTTCGTTCCTGACGGATCCGTGTCGACACTCTGGCGATATGTGGGGCGAGATGGGAAAGGTTGTTCAAGGGCTTTTCGGCGGGGGCAGCAATGACGCCGAGCGCCAGGCGCGAAAGGCCCAGGAGGAAAGCCGGGCGGCGCAGGCCGTCGCCAACGATCGGCAGCTTGCGTCGCTGAACCGGGAAGAGCAGGACACTGCAATCAGCCGTCGCCAGCCTCGCGGCCGCCGATTGTTTGAGGAAGGTCCGGCAACCGCCCCGACGAGCCTCGGCAATGCCTGATATCGACCTGGCCGCGCACAAGCGGCGTTCCGAGAAAGCCTGGAACCAGCGCTCCCCCTGGAATGCGATCTACCAGGAGGCCTATGATTACGCGGTGCCGATGCGTCGGCCGGGCAACACGAACGGCGTGCGGGTGAAAACGCCCGATCGTCTCTTCGACATGACCGCTCCCATGTCGGCTATGTACTTCGCGGGCAATCTGCAGCGCGATCTCTTTCCGTCCGGCCAGCCGACGTTCACGCTCGAGACCGGGCCGATCGCCGCGGCCGCCATCGGGCCGCAGGGCGTCAAGGTCTATGATCGCGAGCTCGAAAAGGTCGCAAAGACCATCCATCCGTTCTTCCTGGCGGGTGATTGGGATACGGCCGTTCACGAGATGTGCGTGGATCTCGCGGTTGGTACCGGCGCGATCATCCCGATCAAGGGCACGGTGCGAAACCCGGTGACCTTTGCCTGCATCCCGTTCGACCAGCTCGCCATCTCGGTCGACGCCTTCGGTCGCGTCCGCCTCGTCTCCTGGAAGCAAATGATCGAGCACGAGCAGCTGTTCGAGGCGTTCCCGAATGCCGACTGGCCGGAAGGCTTCCAAGAAGCCGCAAAGAAGAAACCGAGCGACGAAGTCGAGCTTTTTCAGGACTTTTATGCGGATCCGGGCGGTGTTGGCTGGCATTTCGTCGCCTACATCAACAAGTGCGTTAAGCCGATCAAGCATGAACGCACGCGCACCCAGCCGGTGGCCGTGCCGCGTTACTACCGGATCCCCGGCGAAGCCTACGGTCGCGGCGTCATCCTAACCGCCCTGCCGTCGATCAAGACGCTGAACAAGGCGCAGGAGCTGGCGCTGAAATCCGCGGCCATCAACATGCTCGGGATCTGGGGCTATCGCGCCGGCGGCACCTTCAACCCCGACACTGTCCGGATGGGCCCAGGCGAGTTTTGGCCGATGCAGGCGACGGGCGGCGTGCTCGGGCCTGATGTGCAGCGTCTGGATCCGGCCTCGGCGCGTTTCGACGTGGCAAAGATGCTGATCGGCGATCTGCAGGACCAGATCAAACAGGCCATGTTTGACACGCGGTTGCCGGATTACCAGGGCACGCCGCGTGCTGCCAGCGAGATCGCCGCGCGCCTGCGCCAGAAGGCGGACGTTCACATCGGTGCTTTCGGGCGCCTGGTGAACGAAATCATGCCGGTGATCGTGCCTCGCGTCGCCGAGATCCTTTCCGAGCTCGGCATGCTGCCCGGAACGCCGCTGCAGATCGACGAATTGCTTGTCTCGATCAAGGTTCGATCGCCGATGGCGGCGGCGCTCAATGCCGATCGCCTGGCCTCGATCGCGAACTATTGGGAGATGGTGAGCGCGATCGCGGGGCCACAGAACGCCGGCCTCTATGCCGACGTCGAAAAGATCCTCGAGCGCGTGGCAGACGGCCTTCAGATCGACAAGGAGCTGGTTCCCGACGAGGAGCGCAAAAAGCTGCTCATGGCCGAGATGGAGCGGCAGCAACAGGCGCAGATTATGCAGCTATTCGGTGCGAAAGCGGCCGAGCATGCTCCGAAGGTCATCGGCGACCTTGCTGCGGCCGGCATGAAACAGGCGGCTTGAAATCATGGTTTTTGTCGGAAGTCGAAGCGCACTGCCCCTGGACCTGCTCGAGCAAGGCGCCGCCGGCCAGGGCTGGGAAGAGTTCGAAAAGAAGCTGCTGCTGCCGAAAGAGCATGTCGATCGGTTCGAACCAAGCGACCGGGTCGCCAGGATCCTCTACGAGCTTTCACGATCAGCCGGCGGCCGCGAGATCGTCGAGTGGCTGATGGACATCACGGTGCGCCAATCGGTGCGCGTCACCGGTTCTACGATCGAGCAGACTGCGCTTCGGGCCGCCACGCTGCAGGGAATTCATGGCGTGGGGGAGGTGATCCTGCAGGCCATGGCAAAAGGTGAAAAACTTCTCAACCAGAATGGAGCTGGAAAATGAAGACGTTCCTAGAACGCATGATGAGAAACGCGGACGGCGGAAGTGGCGGCGGAACTCCGGGTGGCGATGCCGCCGCGGCCGCGGCCGCAGCTGCCGCATCTGCTGCGAAAACCGCGTCGCCGCCTCCATCGGATGGCGCGGCTCCGCCGGCGGATAACGGGGGCAGCAATGCGCCGCCGGCGGAGGTTTACAAGCCGGAAGGCCTGCCGGACAACATGTTCGGCAAGAGCGATCGCGAAACCATGGACAACATGGCGAAAGCGCTCAAGGGCTATCGCGATCGGGACAGCCAGAATTCTGTACCTGAGAAGGTCGAGGCCTATCGCGATTTCGGCGCCGAGGTCGCGCCGGAGATGAAGCCGCATCTCGAGACGCTCGCGAAAGATCCGCTCTTCGACCGGATGACGGCCTTTGCGCTCGAGAGCAAAATTCCGCTTCCTGTTTTCCAGGGCATGACGAAGCATTTTCTGTCGGTTTCGGCCGAGCTCGGTCTGATGGAGCCGCCGATCGACGTCGAGGCGGAGCGCAAGGCCCTCGTGCCCGAGACGCATCGGCATCTGCCGGAAGCCGAGCAGCGCCAGGCGCGCGAGCAGCGGATGAATGACAACTTCGCGTATCTCGACCAGGTGGCGAAGCTTCCCAAGGATCAGGGCGGGCTGTCGCCAGAAGCGGCCGAGTTTGCCAAGATGATGCTTGGTGATAGCGCCAGGGGGCACGAATTCATCGAGTTCCTGCGGGCTGGCCGGGCGGGCGGGACTGGTCCTCATATGGGCGACGGCGGCGGCAAAGCGGGCGATCCGCGTGCTGAGTTGGCGCGCCGTGCCGCCCTGCCTGAAAACACATGGGGTCATGCAAAGTACGATCCGAAGAGCCGCGCCGAGCTCGACGCGGACTATGCCAAGCTCCTCGGAAAATAGCATCGCATTTAACGGCTCTCGCCCGGTGGCAGTCTCGGCATGCTACCGGACGGGAGCGACCTGAAGACGAAGCGGCTATCCTTCACAGGACCCGTCGGTGCTTTGGCTAATCGGACGTCCCGGTGATCTCGTCAATCATCAACAAGGGGTCCGACATGACCGACCAGGCATCCAATCTCTACAAAGAAAAACTCAGGGACGATATCCGCGCCCGCTACGCCTCGATGGGCGGCTACCTCGACGGCACCATGACGCGCGGCGAGGGCGGAGCCGGCGTCGTCAAGTTCCCGGTCATCGGCGGCCGGGTGAAAATGTACAAACTTTCCGGTGCGATCCAGGAAGTTACGCTTTCCAGCCCGACGCTGCAGACGGTCCCGGTCATTCCGGACGATTACGAAGCGTCCGCCACTCTTCGCCCGCAGGACGCCCGCAAAATGGGTCCTTCCGAGCAGGGTGCGCTTGGCAAGGAAATGGCGAAATCGGTCCGCCGCAAGCGCGATGACATGAAGCTCGCCGCGGTCAACGCGTTCGCGAATGCCGGTTCGTCTCTGCCCGATCTGCCGCAGCTGGTGCAGACGATCGGCGACGGCTCGGTGCGTGTCGATATTCTGCATCTGACCAACGCCTGCGCGCAGATCCGCGGTGCTGGTTCGGACGAAGAGGCGTTCTGGGTCATTCCCTACATGTGGTTCAAGCAGCTCGATATGTACAAAGAGTTCGCGAGCCGAGATTACCAGGGCGACAAGGAGCTTCCTTTCGCGCGCGCTTCGACCGTCTACAAGAGGACCTATGACGGCGTGCACATCCTCGCGGTTCCCGACGAACATCACCTCTACGGAACCGGCG